GCGATTAACCAGTTGAACGATCCCTACCAACGCGACACTAAGACTGACGGAGGTCCTGTTGACCTTACAGAGAACCGCATTAAGAGTGGTATTCCAGGTGTGTCAGAGACTCTTCCTACGAAGTTAGATGTCGCTGGTGATCCTGTACAAAATCATGGTGGTGTATTCCCTGTGACTCCCACTCCGACTGGCCTTACTAGTCATCTCCTACAAGAGTATTCTAAACCGGGCAAGACGCTCATAGGTCCGGCTCCTACACACATTCAAGTAGAGGATACAGACGGCAATCCGGTGTCTCTTCCTTTGACTGTCGCCCAGAGCCATGCCTTCCAAGAGTTATCCGGTCAGATGATACAAAAGAACCTCAAGGACACTGTCACCAATCCTAGTTGGCAGAAAATGACACCGGCAGAGAAGATGGCAGCTATTAAGGATGCTGTACATGATGCCCGAACAGACGCGTCTGATAAACTATTTTCTAAATTGAAAGATACTCTGGTGCCATCAAATGATTAGCGATAACGACTATCTGTACGAGCCTAGAATGACAGATAAAGAGAGGTTAGCTCGGTTGGAGGGTATGTTTCTCGTCATGGTGGAACAGAACAAACTCCTAATAGAAAAAGTCGATGAACTTCTAGAGTTCAAACACAAGAGTACCGGAGCGTTTATCCTCATTGCTACGCTGGCTAGTACAGGTGTTCTCGGCATTGGTTCATTTGTAATTGGACTATTCAGGGGACATTAATGGATAATGTAAAGAAATGGGTAAAGGATGTCCTAACAGGTAGTAATAACAGGACTCTAGCTATCGGCAGAGTCTTGGGGGTTGTCCTCCTATTAGGGGCTATCTTCACACCCGTCATAGAAGTCTTCACTCTACTTAAGAAGGAAGTATCTCTAGATCAGTGGGGAATTATGCTAGCTCAGTGGCAAGTCTACTTACCTATACTGACCGCTACAGCAGGTGGCATTATAGCAGGTACCGCCTTTACTGAACCTAAAGACCATCACGACGACTCTCAGGAGTAGACATAAAGAGACCCCTCTCTAGCGTAATGCCGGAGAGGGGTTTTCTTTTAGTCGGGTAGCATAGTCAGGAACGGCAGGATGTCTACGTGATGTCCTCCGTGCCAGTCTGGTTTGTAACTTGGCTTGAGTACAGGATAGACACCGGTCTGCATGTCG